ACCAACGCGGAAAGTATCCCGCAGTAGGGCGAAACCGCCCGAAGCAAAACGAGATTCGCTCAAGTGAGCTTTCAGTACCTTCTTAGCGTACTTATTCTCACAGAACTTTTTCCAAGTGGTCTCGTCGGGAACATAGTCAGGGTCAGAGTCAATTCGGCGAACAAGGTTGCTGAAATAGCCGCACTGACGGTAGTAGTTAGTGACAAGTCGAAGAGTCTCTTGCTTTTCGCTGTCGAAAGTGGCGAGCCACTCAGCTTTGTCGCTCATCGCGCTAGCGTTGTACTTCACTTCGATTTTTTCGAAGGTTTCGAACTGCTTTGGCGACAAGCCTTTGTATTTCTTATAAGCGTCGGAAATGGACTCCACAAATCCCTTTTCCCAGTCAGTAAGGTGCTTATAAAGCGGGACACGCAGACGCTGGAGTCGAGCTTCCAATTCGGGAGAACTCACGTTCGCGGGGCGGGAGCGATACTGTCGATAATAAGCCAACTCAAGATTCCTTTCGTCTGCGAGTGGATTCCTCTCCCACTCACATCCTAACTATACCCCACTTTAGACTATTTGTCAAGAGTAATTCTTATTTTTTTACTTTTTTTCGATAACAGCGTGATTAACTGTAAGCAACGTCGAAGAAACGGATGCCGCATTGATAAGTGCAGAGATAGTAACTTTTACAGGATCAATGATCCCGCGCTCAAGCATATCTGTGGACTCGCCATTTGAGAAATCATATCCTCGGGAACCAGAGTCACTCTCAACTATATTCAATATCAAATCAGGTGATTCCCCTGCGTTTTTTGCCATCTGTTGAAGCGGGGTCCTCGTAGCCTCGCGGACGATCTTGCCGCCAAAAGAGCGCTCATCGTTCTCATATAAGCTATCCCAGTCAACAGCTTGAGCCGCACGGATCAAAGCAACGCCGCCGCCAGCAACAATACCGGAGTCTTGTGCAGCCTTCGCCGCTTCCAGAGCGTCTTCTATTCGGTGCTTTCGTTCAATCATTTCTGGCTCGGTTGCGCCGCCAACTTTTATGATCGCAATACCACTGGACAGCCTTGTAATACGAGCCTGAAGGTGTTCGGCTTCTCTCAGAGACTCCGTTTCTTTTATCGCTGCCTTCAATCTTTCTACCCTCAAATCGATTTCTTCGGAGTCCCCGTGACCACCAACAAAACAAGTCTGGTATTTGCTAATCTCTACGGTTTGTGCTTGTCCGAAATCCGCGAGCTTCATATCTTTAAATTTTCTCCCAGACTCGCGAGTTACGAGCGTGGCGCCAACAGAAGCTGCCAAATCACTCAGCACACCTCGGCGTTCTTCACCGTAAAATGGTGCTTTAACCGCGACCACCTTGAGTGTCCCGCGCATGGCGTTCATAATCAAAGCAGCCAGAAGCTGTCCTTCCACCTCATCCGCTACGATCACCAGCGGTTTGCTCTCGCGCGCTGCCAACTCCAAAACTGGCATAAAGCCGTCGATGGTGTCTAACTTATGGTCTGTGACCAGCACGATAGGTTCTTCATAGCGGACCGTTCCTCGGCGATCGTCATTGATAAACGCTGATGCGAGGTATCCAGAATCGAACCTGAACCCTTCTACAATATCTAAACTAGTTTCAACAGAGCGTGCCTCTTCAATGGTGATCGCGCCATCTTTCCCAACCAGATCAACTGCCTTGGCGATCAACTTACCGATTGTCTCGTCTCCGTTGGCAGAAATCGTCGCGATATGAGCGATATCTTCTTCACTCTTAATAGGAGAAGACATTTCCTGCAACTTGGGAACAATAGCTGAGACAGCAATGTCGATGCCTCGCTTCAGTTCAACAGGTGAAACATCCGCAGCCAAATATTTCTGCGCCTTGTTGAAAATAGCCCTTGCCAGTACAATCGAAGTGGTTGTGCCATCACCAGCGTCGCTGCATGTTTGAACAGCCGCTTGTTTTAAAATCTGTAAGCCAGCGTCGGCGGTGGGGTCCTCTACGGTTACCGCTCGTGCCACAGTCACGCCATCCTTTGTAATAAAGGGAGCCCCGTCGCTCGTCGTTATCAGGACGTTCCTGCCTCGGGGTCCTAGCGTCGAAGCAACGTTATCTGCCAGCAAGTTAATGCCATTACGAATTTTGTCGTGAAGTTCACGATCGGACTTATAAATCTTTGTCACTGATACCTCTTCAGTTAATCTCAGGCGGTTTTGACACACCCCAAATAGATAAGCCTCCGTCGATAGCCTTCATAGACATATCGCCATCCGACCCGTGGAGACTCAGCATCAAACGATGGTAGGGGTCTTCTTGAATATAGCGTAACACTTCGCTTGCAGCGTCAGTAAACACTTCAACCCCGTAGGCTGAAGCGATTACTCGTCTTAACGAAAGAATCGTTGTCTTTAACTCGCCGATGTCCTGCTCAAGCAGAGATTCTTCTTCGACTGTTATGGGCATCGTTCCTCTAGTTTCGAACATTACTTCTTTGTTCTCAAGCATTACTAGAGTAGTATAGTACACTTTCATCAAGTCTTTAATATTTAATTTGGCGGTCGACAAATTATGCCCCTTGGGCGTCTGTTAGGTTAGACACGTCTACCTCTGGCACGAGACCCGTAACCTCAATAAGCCCCCCTAGTGGATCCTTACTCAGGATACCCTTAATCCCGTCACCGAGCTTGGACACGACTTGGGCAAAAAACTTCTTCATTTCTGCGTAGAACGCCTTAGCCGCTGCGATAGCTTTCTGAAGCGCTGCCTTTGCGGACGCAATAATTTCCCGACCAAAGTCCTTGACCTTGCCAAGAAGTTGTTCTCCCTTTTCCGTGCCCTTGGCAACCTTGTTCTTCGTCCACTCAGTCACGTCTGACCATGACAATACTTCCATTAGCATCTCTTCGGTCAGCAGACTTTCGTCTATAAATTTTAAGTTCTCCTCAAACATAACAAGTTTGCCAGCACCCATCATGTACATGAAATCCTCAAGCAGAATACTATCGTTGATTGCTTCCCAGTTCTCCCCCATCTCTTGTCGTGGTCGCATTGAGCGGTCATCCCATTTCTCGACACGCCCTGCGAAACCGCGACCAGTTCCGCGATCACGTAGTTCAAACCTAACGTTATCAACATTATCTTTGAACCAAGTGTCAGGATCGAATTCCCCGTCGCGTTCCTCACCCTCCAAAGAAACAAATTTGGCGTACCCGTCACGGTTCCATGTCACAACTGCATTCGGCACGGCGAGCGACTCCTTACCTTCTTTAAATTTTCCCACACCAGTAACAGCCTCCCGCAACATCTCTACGCGGAGTTGTTTATTCTGCATCAACTTTCGCATCCCCTCAACATTGGCTTCTTGAAATGCGACCAGACCTTCTTTAATTGATTCAGCAAGCTTCACTTGTGCAACGACGACCAACTTCTTTTTCGCTGCCACAAGCAAGGGCGCCTGTTCACTCTCTTCCATCTCTTCCCACGCTCCTTTCCTCTGGGCGGCGTCGAATTTAGCCTGACCCAAGATCATGTCGCTTGGAACAGGAAGAGGTGTTCCAAAAATTTCTTTCAGAACATCGGCTCTTAGCTTTTTAGTTTCGGCGCCACCACCCAGCAAATCCGCGAAAGCTGCTTTTGTCTCCTGTACCAAAGGACCCATCTCTTCATCGCTCATTTGAATCGCGTCGTCAAAACCCATGGCATAGCTCATTGCCTTGCCCAAAATCGCCTTCTGGGCTTTGCTGTATTTCGATTCAAACTCGCGAGTGCTGCTCCCTGTCTTCCAAGAGGGGTCTTTGGGCTTTTCAGCACCGCCAATCTCAGCAGCGTATTGATCAGTGTCGACGTCCGCAGTGTGGTCTTGTGCCGAGCCGTCATCTTCCCACAGAGAGGCTCGTTTTGTTGTGGGGTAGGGCAAGGCATCTTCTTCGAGTTCTTTTTCTTTGTCTGAGGTCACCTTATACTCTGCCCCTTTTGCTGTGACACCGGAGTCGGCGACGTCTTGAACGCCTTGTCCTGTCGTAGTCAGCAACCCCTTTCTAGCCTTATAGACTGTAGTTCGTGCCATAACAGCCTGTAACATTTGACCAACTTGGTCCGGTCCCATATTCGCCGCTTCGATCGCCGCTTCCAAAATCTCGGGATTTTGTGCGTTCAACCTGTTCATCGCTGTCTTGACTATCGCAGCCAGTTCGTTTCCTTGGGCAGAAGCAAATTGACCTCCAGAGCGGTAACCTTTTTCTGCGCTTCCTTCAGCCTCTTTGACGCTGCAACTCCAGACCTTCTCTTCGCCGTCTTTTTCCGTCGTGATCGAAATATCCGTCTTGGGTTCACCAGAAGTAACACCGCTACCAGCGTAACCTTTGGTGATTTCAAATGTCTGCCCGCTTACCTCTCCAGCGTCCACGAGCGTGCCATATTCTTCAACGGAAGCTGCAAGCGATGAAGCGACGAGCTTGCCAGCCTCTTCATCGTCTTTGCTAATGAAATTCCCCTGACACCCTTTTTTAGAAGGATCAAAAACTTTCGTCTTTTCATCAACGCAGTCTCCGAATACTACACCAGTGTTGGTTGCGGGATCCCAAAAATCCTTTGCCTTGGTGGTGTTCCCCACCTGATCAGCAAAAAGCTTTATACCCCAAATAATATTATTCTCGAAGCAAGTTGCTACATTGCCGCACATGGGGTCTTTGACATCGGCTTTACCGCCGCCCTGTATCCACCTAAAGGGCTGACCATCGACACTTAAATTTTTGCGATCTGCGACTTTAACGTCTAAGCCCGCCTTCTGGAGAACCTGAGCAATTTTCTCGCGCATCTTGTCGCCGCCAAGATTTGTGATCTCAACTCGCGCGTCATCTCCGCCCACCACCTTTTCAATCTCGGCGTTTTTATAGTCTGGGTGTTGTTTTAAAATCGCGAGCACCTTATCGACCGTATCTTGATTCTGAGGCTCTGCTTCGCTCAAAACCTCTTCAACCATCTCGCGCAAAAGTTTGGAAAAATTGGTGGTGTTCGTTTTCTTCCGATCCCCAAAATCGAAGTTTTCCACCAATTTTGCGATCTCTTGGTCGCTTTTAAATCGAATCATCCGATGTGCCCTCTTTTATTTCATCCAAAATTTCATCCAGCGGTAGCATAGCGCAGTCCCACTTCTTTTTGGAGATATTGTAGTGGTTGACCACACCCTTGAACTTGAGGCGAACAGCCTCGGGATAGACCTCCTTACAAAGTTCGTCGTCCTTCATCGGGCATTCCAGTGGAATACCATAGTGCTGGTGGAGAGCTTTGAGCAAAGCTTTATAAGCTTCAATCTGTATAGGATAAAACCCCAGATACGCAGTCTTCAAGGTCCTTCCGTGTACCCTGACACCGGCATGAACCGGGCGCTCTCCGAAACCCTTTCGGCGGTACCACCTCTGATACTTGCGATAGACAGCGTTACTAAAGTCAACGCCGATGGCAACCTTGTTAACCGGCGGGGCGTGCCAGCAGATATTATTACAGTCTGCCATCTGAACAATTGTGCCGTCGTTATCGATAACAAAATGAGAAGAAATCCCACGGCGTTCAAGCACACGGCGACAAGAATCCGCACTCAAGCACGCATCCCAGTGCGTAACAATCATAGTCGGCTTGCGTACCTTACTCCAGAAAGGAGGCTTCTTGTAACAAGTCTCTGGAAGAAAATCATATCGCACCTTATCCCAAGCGATGGGGATTTGCCGACCATCGCAAATTATACCAGCCCCTGAGAAGGTCTGTTCGGTTTCTTCTTCGTGTCTCGTATTTACTCTGCGAAATGTCATAGGTCCAACTAAACCATCCTGTTCCAAGTCATGTTCGGCTTGGAACTGTTTAATATTTTCAATCAAAGTGTTGTTAAACTCGGGAGCCCCAAACCAGTCCGGCATCCATCCATATTTTCGGGATGAACGCTTATTATAAACTATTTTTGTCCAACTCATTTCTGCTTCTTCTTTCTCCCGCGCGTGTCTTTTTGTACGTCCAGTTCGTATGGGAACCCTTTTGCCCATTTCTTAAAAGCATAGGGAGTATCAAACGAACGGGTCATAAGCCACAACTCAGTTTTGTTAGTTGAATTCCAGCCTTGACCGCCTTCCTCCCAACCTGTAACGGCTTTCTCAGCGCTCTTCTTGTCTCTCTTGGAAATGTTATTCACCTGAAGACGGTAAGCGACCTTACCGTCTTTTGAACTAATGCGCCACGCCGAAGCATATGGTGTCATGCTATCCTCCTTGTTTAGATGCACGTCTTCCATATAGTATATCACCCCCCCCTGTGAAAAGTCAAGACTTATCTTTAAAAATTATCTCATAAAGGTGGTCAGCGATAGAGTTTAGTTGTTTCTCTGAAAGAATTTTACTTCTTACGTCTACGAAATTTTCGATAAACTTTTCTTTATACCTGCGGTCTAGCGCATCTCTTCGTGCTTCCTTGACAAGCTCTCTCAAGGAGGAAACGGACATTCTATTTTCGTTCATTGGCTTACCTCTCAGCATGACCCACATTACATCCTATCATAAGTAGTCGGTTTGTTTCAGAATAAAAAAAAGCACTCACATTATTAACGCGAGTGCTTTTTTTCCAAGTTTCACGGAACCTCAAGGGGACCTAGCGACGACGTCGAGTAATCTTCTTGCGAATACTCTTCGTGCCACCCGAGGAAGCGCGAACTGCCTTTCTCATGCGAGCCTTTGCGGACTCAGAAAGTCGACGTGAGCCTCGCTTGGGCTTAGCTGCTTCAGCCTTGGCGCGCTGCATGACTCGTCCGATTAGGCGGCGGGCGGTCTTGCGATTACCCAGAGCTTCCATCATAGCCTGTAGCTCGGGATCGCCTTCCTCAGCCTCGGGGTCCATACCTTCGTATTGTCCCTCAACCTCGACGTCGGGCTCTTCGTCCTCAGCAGCAGCGCCGCCGGCTGCTGGCTCCGAAGTGACCTCCATATCGGTCGTTGCTTCTAGAGCATCGACAATAGCATCGACAACCGCCTCAACCTCGGGAGAGTCAGCGGCGCCTGCCTCGTCGTCCTGCTCAGAAAGCTGATCCGCCGAACCGGGTCCAACAAGGGCACTTGGGTCGGTGGCTACATTGCCCTCCATATCTTCTCGCTGTAACAAAGTTTCACGAATTGCCTTGCTGATAGTCTCGCGTAATGCGGCTTCATCGCCAAGATCAGCAGGTCCGTCCACGGGGGGCTCCTCAACAGCGGGCATTCCCGCCGCTTCAGCGTCACCTCCAGCAGCCACGTCAACCGATACTTCGGGTACGACCGACTCAATCGCGTCAGCGATTGCAGATACGATCTCTTCGACCTGCGCTTCAACACCACCGCCGGCGGGTTCATCCATCGGGGCGTCTGCTGCTGCGTCGTCCATTGGCTCTTCAGCGGGGTCTAATTCGCCTTCTTCTTGCTCGCGGAGCAGATTAGAACGGTACTTGGAGAGACCGGGTTGTTCCCAGTAGCGGTCAGGGCCATTGTCACGGTACCCCATGTTGCGCTTGAAATCACCTGCCAAATCACCTAAATTTGCTAGCTTCATAAACTTTGATACGGTGGCTTCCGTCAAAAGAGTCGGCTTGCTGCCATTGTTTCGTCTCGCCATTTTGTTTTCTCCTTCACTTATACTTATTGTGAAACTTGATTTTGTCCCTAAAGGGACTGTCCCTTATCATTTATAAATAGTCATACATGGGAGAAAAAGCAGTTTCTATCAACAGCTTTCGGCATTATTCAATCAGCTCGCTATAATCTCGTTTTAGCGTTCTAGATAGTTTTCGCAATGCCACATCTTGATTTTGTTTAACACGCACAAAGCTGACCCCAAGTCGCGGCGCTACCTCGTGTAGTGTCATCGGACCGTGCCGATTTGCACACACGATCGTGCAGTTCAAATCTTTCTCAAAATTTATCCATTGTCTACACTCTTGCTTATCGCAAGGTACCTCATATTTTTCATGTATATCAAAACACTTATTTCTATTGGATTTCATAGGTCTGGGAACTCCTTTTCAATTAAATCATAAATACTGTCTATGTCTGTGTCTTCTAAAGCAAATTTGTGTATGGTTTCTGAGCGCTCCTTGTTGGCATCAGCAATCTTCTTTCGCTTGTGTGCGCTCTGTAACCCATTAGCTTGTTTATATTTTTCAAGGAACTCCACGATCAGTTCATCTCGACCTATGTATCCCTCTGTCACTGCTCGAAAGAACGCGGTCTGTGTTAAATCATCGTATTGAAGCCTCACCTTCAGCTCGGCATGTCTTTTCGGGGCGATCTTCACAACCACTCTCTTTCTATCGTCTTCTGGAGCCACTAATCCCTCGCAGCCAAGATATGCGTGTAGCTTTCTCTAGTGCCTGATGCTGTTTGTCGAATAAACCTTGCCCGAGATTGGAGTTCTTCAATTTTTCGCACCCCAGAATAAGACAAGCCAGAACGAATACCACCGCGAATATCTTTAAGGATATCACCAACGGGGCCCTTATAGGCAATGGTTGTCGAGATGCCCTCGGGGGTCGACGACTTTCCGCGCCAGTCCCTCTGGGCGTCGTTCGACGCCATACCTCGGTAGACCTTGTATTCTTTCTGGTTTTTTCCAACGAAAGTGTCCCCCGGCGATTCGTCTGTTCCCGCCAGCATGGACCCGATCATTACAAAATCTGCACCCGCAGCCAAAGCCTTGACCATATCTCCAGTAGTTTTAATTCCACCATCAGCAATAATCTTTACGTCGTGCTCGCTTCGGGCACAGTCTAGCACACTCTGTAATGTCGGTATTCCATGACCACTAACTAGTCTAGTGGAACAAATTGAACCACCGCCGATACCAACTCTTATAGAGTCCGCTCCCCACTCAGCCAGAGCGTCGAACGCCTCAAGCGTTGCGACATTCCCTGCCATCAAATGTACCGTGTCCCCGAACACCTCACGAAGTTGTTGCAAGGCATTTTTCATCAAGATATGGTGCCCGTGAGCGATGTCGATACATAAAATTCTTGTGCCGGCGTCATACAGGGCAGTCGCTCTGTCTAAAAAATCCCCAGTCGCCCCGATCGCTGCCGAAGAGGGACCGAGAGTCACCCATCGACCGTACATATCGCTTATTGTTTTTACTTGATCTTCAATCGAGTTATATCGATGTATCACCCCGAGACCGCCTGACTTTGCCATGGCAAGAGCCATGCTGGTTTCTGTTACTGTGTCCATCGGGCTTGAGATAACCGGCAGTTGAAACACCAGACCATCACCAAGCTCACAGGATAAGTCCACCTCGCGGCGACTCATAATTTCGCTGTACTGTGGCTCCAGCAAAACATCGTCAAAACAAACAGCCTCGCGTAACCTCACGCGCCGCCTCGCAGCCTCATAACCACTTGCTGAAGATGATAAATCGCCTTCGTAAGTTCATCAACTGTTTCAGGAGTGACCACAACCCCTTCACGAACAGGTTGTTGGTTTGGTTCTCTATGAGGATCAGTGTTTGCCTCTGCATCCTTGTAGACCTGTGCTACTTTGCGTTGAGCCGCTGCATCCTGCGGAGGGAGCATTGATTTCTTTGTAACGTCATCACTATACATTTTTTATTCCTTTAGTTAATTTAAAATCCAGACACACCCGAGGCGATCCCGTTCAAGGGGTGCGGGTGTTTATTGTCTGTTGAACCAAGAGAACCATCACCTCGATCAGACATGGTAATTTGTTCTTCGTACAATTCCTCTGCGCCACACTCAAAAGCGCGGAAGCTGATAACTGGGACCATCACCAACTGGGCGATCTTATCGCCGGGTTCGATTCTCTGTTCCGTATTGCCAATATTGTGGAGGTCGATAAAGACCTCCCCGTTGTATCCGCTGTCAATAATGTGAGCACCAACGATCAACGATCGCTTTGCGCCCATGCTTGAGCGATTGCACGCCTGTAGCATGTATCCGTGCGGTATGCCGAACTTGAGCGCCGTTGGCAGCGGGGCATTATCGCCGGGACAAAGCGTGACAGAGAGCCTGTCCGTGGGATTAAAAAAAACATCCAATCCGGCGTCGCTAGGATTAGCGCGTTCGGGGTGGGTAGCATTGGGGCGGAGAACAGAATACTCGACAATCACTTGGACCTCATTGTTGTGACAAGAAACTTGTTTATTAGTATAACAAAACTACTAACGACTTTCAAGAGAAATCGCCAAAACTTTCATAAAAAAGCTGGCGCCTGCGATTTTCTTTAATCGGCTTCTCTTTCTTCTTATCGGGAAACCCCTTACGTTTCAAATCGGACTTGCCAGCTTTGCTAGCCAAGTCGTTTGGGAATCTCTGCAACACTAGGTTTGAGACCTTCTCCAGAGTAGTGGACATCTTTTCAATAAAAGCAGCGGCGGGCTTGGTTCCGATACCCAACACACTGGATGAGTCCGCTGCAAAACCCTTCAAAGTTTTTAGTTCACCTGCCAGATCTTTATAGGTCTGCTCGATCTTGGTGCCGCGTGCAAACTTTGCAGCCCAGTGCTCGGGCTTCTTCTCTTTCTCTCCCTCGCCGTCTCCTCCACCAGAGTCACCTCCACCAGAGTCACCTCCACCAGCGGACTTCTTCGCTCTTCGATCTTTCACGTTTAGGTTTTCTCGATCATCAGAAGCGTAGGGGTCGACGCCGCCGTGGGCGCGCGTGCGACGCTCGCTAGGTGTCTCGAAGGGGTCGCTGCCGCCGTCGAAGGGGTTCGACGCAAAGGGATCGTTGGCTCGTTCCTTCTCACGCCGGTGGGCGATGGCTTCATCGTCGCCGTAAGCCTCGTTTATCGCTTCCAGCATGACTGCAAAGGCTTCATTTAATTCCTGAATGTCCAGAGCCTTCTCGGTTTCAGGGTTCATTTTCTTTTTGGAAGCTGCTTTGTCGAGCGCTCCCTTGAAAGTTGCCCACAATTTTGTAAGTTGAGAGGCTGCGGCTGCGGCGTATGGTTTATATACTTCTGCTGCGGTCGAAGCAGGAATTCCCGTTAGTTCCTGAACATGCTTCATGTCCGCATTTTTCAGTGCCTCTAAGAAAGTCGACAGGCTTTCTTGTACGTCATTAACTTGTTCTCCTGCCTCCTGAGCGAACTGTGCTGACGCTGCCTGTTTGATCTCATCTGGCATTGCGTCCATGGCTTTCATGAACTCATCGCGGGCTGCGGGATTGTCCATGTCCCCTTTTTCCATCTTCTTGATCTTCTCAAAAGTTGGTTCAAGTTCATCCTGAGCAGCTAGGAACGCCTCGAACTCTGGGTCTGGTGCATCGCCTCCGCCGGCTCCTAAAATGCTCTGCAAAAAACTGAGACCGAAGAGGGCTCCGAAGCCTCCCATCTCATTTAATAGTTCTGGGTCTTTTTG